CTGTTAGGATTCTTGACCGAACTTGTGCGACTGACAGACAAACTGAAATGGAAGGTTAGAAATTACTATGCAGAAGATAACGAAACTCCTGTCGAGTTTACGCTTGACGTATTTTTACAAATCCCTCTTTCCCCAGAAGAGTTTAAAAAAACGGAGAGTAATACCGATGAAATTAAGTAATAATTTTACACTAGACGAACTAACAAAGAGTGATACCGCCACGCGTCTTGGTATCGACAATCAGCCAACACCAGAACAGCTAGAATGTTTGAGGGCATTGGCTCATAATATATTGCAACCTGTTCGTGAGCATTTCAACAAATCGACAGAAGTGTCGAGTGGTTTACGTGGTGACGTGTTGAACAAGAAAATCGGTGGATCTAAAACGAGTCAACACTGTTTTGGTGAAGCAGCAGATTTTACTGTTAAGGGTGTGCCACATCATATTGTAGCAGAGTGGATTAGAGATAATTTGAATTTTGATCAATTGATCTTGGAATTTTACGATGAGAAGACCCAAACGGGTTGGATACATTGTAGCTTCAAGGTTTCAGGAAATCGTAAGAGTGTGTTACAAGCTGTTAAGCAGAAAGATAAGAATGGCAAGATGAAAACAGTTTATCTGAACGGGTTAGATAATTAATTGACAAAATAACGATCCATAGTATTATATTCAAGTGGTGTGTGAATTCTCACACACCTTCATTCGCAATACATTAACCATTATTAGGAGAAACAGATGTCTGATAAGACTTACAATCCGCAAGAAGTTGCAAAACTTAAACAATTATTTAGTGAAATTCTTCAAGTCAAAGCAGAGATTGAAGCTCTCACAACTGGACAGAAAGAGACAGTAAAGGCATATGCAGAAGAAATGGATATCAAACCAGCATTGCTGAATAAAGCAATCAAGATTGCGTACAAAGCAGAATTTGGTAAAGTGGCAGATGAATTTGATGATTTAGAAACATTGTTAGAAACAGTCGGTCGCACACTTTGACGTTCGGAGTTTAAAAATGTCATACGTTGACGCAATTATTGATCGTGATAAAGACCTGATTAAGATCGTGGAACGTGTTAATGGAAAACGGAAGCATGTTATACTTCCCGCACATTATTCATTTTATTACACCGACCCTAATGGACAATTCGATAGTATCTATGGTGACAAACTATCTAGGTTTTCGACTAAATCCAAAAAAGAATTTAATCGCGAAAGAAAAATACATAGTGGAAAGACACTGTTTGAGACTGATTTGAATCCAGTCTTTGACACACTAGCCAAAAATTATATGAATGCTGAACCACCAGAACTACACAAGGCATTCTTTGACATTGAGGTAGATTTTTGTCAGACGCGAGGCTATTCTGATCCAAGCGATCCATTCAATCCTATTACCGCAGTCGCGGTTCATTTGGCGTGGCTAAAACGAACATTTTGTTTAGTAGTAGCACCAAAGGGATTATCAGATGACGTAGCAGACGCGATCTGTCAGAAATTCCCAGACACACATCTAATGAAATCAGAGAGGGAATTATTGATGATGTTCCTAGATTTGATTGAAGATGTCGACGTTTACAGTGGTTGGAATAGCGAGGGGTACGATGTGCCTTACGTGATCAACCGAGTTGCGCGTGAGTTAGGGAAAGAATACACAAGAAAAATGTGTTTGTGGGATCAATATCCAACTGTGCGCGAATACGAACGATATGGAAAAGTGTCGTCTACCTATGACACAGTGGGTAGGGTACATTTAGACTACTTGGCACTTTATCGAAAGTATACGTATCACGAGATGCATTCGTATTCATTGGATGCAATTGCAGAATATGAGTTAGACGAGCACAAAACACCATACGAAGGAACATTAGATCAGTTATACAATAATGACTTCGAATTGTTCATCACGTATAATAGACAAGACGTAGACCTTCTAGTGAGATTGGATCAAAAATTACAATTCATTGATCTGTCCAATGTGTTGGCACATGGAAATACTGTATTACTACAAACCACAATGGGTGCTGTGGCACAAACTGACCAAGCGATTGTCAACGAGGCTCATGAACGTGGCATAATAGTCATGAGTAAGACACGACACGAGTCTGTTGGAGCAGCTGGCGCGTATGTAGCACAACCAAAGAAAGGCTTCCATGAAAGTATTGGATCTATCGACTTAAACTCTCTGTATCCTTCAATCATTCGTGCATGTAATATGTCTCCAGAAACAATTGTAGGTCAAGTACGCCACACTCTCACTGACCAAATGCTTACTGAGTTCAAGACTATACCGTTGGCATGGGATGGAAAATTCGCATGTATGGAATATGAATTGGTGATGAATGAAGACAAAGACACAATGCTGTATCTTGATTTTGAAGATGGATCGCATGTGACCGCAACTGGCGCTGAAATTTACGACCTCATTTTTAACAGTGGTGAGCCGTGGATTATCAGTGCGAATGGAACGATTTTCAGACATGATAAAAAAGGTGTTATTCCAGGTCTATTGGAGCGGTGGTATGCAGAACGTAAAGTGATGCAGGGGAATGTACGAACGGCCCGACGGTTATTAGCAGGAATAGATATAGATCAGGAGTTATCGAAACAAATCCAAAGATTGCTCTAATTGTATAAATAACTATATACGGAGCAATTACTAATGAACTTTTATGAAATACTAAAACCAATGGCAAAAAACGACACATATCTAAAACGGTATGTGTCGTTCATCAATCACAGAATAGGTAGAGATGTCCCAGATGAATATGTTGAACGGCATCACATTCTCCCAGTGTCATTATTTAAAGAATATAAAAAAACGAATGAAAATATAATATCATTGACTGGCCGAGAGCACTTTATTGCTCATTGGATGTTAGCCAAATGTTTAAAATCAAACAAAATGTGGTTTGCATTCAATCAAATGCGTAGAGTTGGCGACGGCAGTAGTATTTTATACACATACGCCAGACAAGAAATATCACGCTGCATATCTGAAGCAAACAGCGGGAAAATTAGAACAAAAGAACACATGGATGCCATAAAAGCATCGTTTAAAGGAAAGGCACCCGCTAGAATTATGAGTACGAATGAAGCGTGTTGGCTAGCCACAGACGATATACGATGGGACAGTGGAGAAGCAATACCGCTGGCGCGTGGAAGAAGACATACACAAGAAACAAAAGAAAAAATATCAGCCGCGAATGCAGGTAAGCAACATTACATACATGAAATTTCAAACGAGATTCGTATGTTCGCCCCAGATTCAGTTCAAGATGGATTTGTGTTATATATAAATCCGCAGTGGTTTGAATCTACCGTTAGTGATACGGTGTGGGCATATAACAAAATAACAAACACACATGTTAGAATATCTGAGGATAACATCCCAACAGGTTATAAGAAAGGTAGAAATCATGTTGGTTGGAGTTCTGTAAATGCCGCAACAACACTAAGATATATAGACCTGTATACTAAACAATATTGTTTGCTAGAATCACATGAAGTACGCCACGACCGTCATGCCAGATTTGAAGGTCATAAAATAGAAAATATAAACGTGATGTCGATGAACGGTTTGGTTGCCGTTGGGATTGACAATATTTTGCAATTATTGAAATTCAATGATATTATAATATCTAGAGATGAATTAAAACATAATGTAGTTAAAAAACCTCATCATAATAATGGTGTTGAGATGAGGGAGTTTAGAGAAAAACACAGTGGAAAAACTCTCAAAGAAATCGGAGTTGAAGTGATGAAATTGACTGAGTTTAAAATGGTAGCAACAGAAGAGGTATATTGTAATGACGGAAGATATTGAGGAGATCATCGCTACAAATGATCCACAGATTATCGCAAATTATATAAAAAAGCATAAACTTGTGTTAAAAGATGGCACAATTTCAAACCCAGATGGACAACGCGAAGTTGAATACTGGGACAAGCGCCAGTTGGTTAAAAAAATCAACTTGAATTCGTAAATCATACTGCGACCTCATATAGTAATATATGTTGAATAATCCCTTTAATTGTCTGGGAACTCCTTATAGGACAATCAGCAGCCAAGACCCAAACGGGTAAGGTTCAACGACTAGGCGAAAGCCGTACACTCAAGCGAGTGGAAATGGGGGACATCCTATTAGGATGAAGATATAGTCTGATCTATATGGTAACATATAGCAGTTCATCAGAGAACGGGACAAGTTGTAGCGAATTTGTTTGAACATAATGTGTATGGAGCCCTCCTAAATCCTGGTTGTAGATTCTTTGATCCACGATTGGGACAAAGTACGACATTAACTGGGCGAGTAATTGCACGACATATGGCAGCAAAGGTCAATGAGGTTATTGCAGGCGAATATGATCATGTGGGCAAGGCTATTATATACGGCGACACGGATTCGGCTTACTTCTCAGCACATCCAATCTTGAAAAATGAGATCGAGTCTGGTGATATTGATTGGTCAAAAGAAAATCAGATCATGTATTATGATGAAGTTTGTAAGATAGTAAATGATTCGTTTCCAGATTTCATGAAAACTGCCCATAATTCTCCGCAAGATTTCGGCAGGATCATTGCAGCAGGCCGTGAAATTGTTGGTGAGACTGGTATCTTTATTAAGAAGAAACGTTATGCAATCTTAGTATTTGATGACGAAGGCAATCGAGTTGATGTAGATGGTAAGCCGGGGAAGATCAAGGCACTTGGGCTAGATTTGCGTAGAAGTGATACCCCCGCGTTTATGCAAGATTTTCTTAGTGAAGTTCTGCTGATGGCACTTACAAAAGTACCAGAAAAAACAATCATTGATCGTATTAGGGAGTTTCGTGGAGAATTCAATGCAAAGCCAAGTTGGGAAAAAGGCACCCCAAAACGAGTCAACAACTTGACCAATCATACTACAAAATACAAAAAAACTGGCAAATGTGGAGTTGGTCATGCATTAGCAGCAATCAATTACAACAATTTGCTAGATATGTATTCGGATCAATATAGTGTTCGTATTACAGATGGTATGAAGACCATCGTTTGTAAATTAAAAGACAATCAGTTAAAAATGACTAGTATTGGAATTCCAACTGATGAGAAACGAATACCATCTTGGTATAAGGATTTGCCGTTTGATGATGCGGCAATGGAGGAAGCAATTATCACGAAAAAGATTGAAAACTTATTGGGTGTTATGAATTGGGACTTAAAAAGTGCTGAGACTAAATCAAACTTTAATGATCTATTCGATTTCAGTTGAAAAATTGACAATAATGATAATTGCTGTAACATAAACAAGTAACATAAACAAGTAACATAAACAAGTAACAGAGGAAATAAAAATGGTTAGGAAGATTAGAATTAAAGAACAACCTACCACAGATGAATCCCCAACAGCAGATGCCACTGCGACCGATAAGGTTGGAAACTCTCTTTCTGAAAAGCAGGGAGCAGAGGTGATAAAGTTGTTGACAACAATGGATTGGAAATTGTGGGAAATCCTACAGACATTCAGACGCCTAGAGAAAAAAATCTCACATGATGATTATGATGATTATGATGATTAAATAACATAGGTAATAAATGATAGGGCCTAAAGAAAGTTCACATAAAAGAAGACATTTACCACATTGTCATGCCCGTGGACTACTGTTAGAAAACCACTCGAGCGTTTCGCTCCAAACATAAACAAATTGAGGGCATTTTTATGTCTAAGCCAAATAGTAGTACTGACCAAATCAACATTAATGATGTAAAATACGATCTGTTGAAGATCATTGAACCGTATGATGGTATCCTTAGTAAGAAACAGTCTGCACCAGTATATCACCTATTTAATGCATATCTTCGTGATTTGTGCAAGGTACGTCAAGTTAAGGAATATACGATCCGCAGCACTGCACGGGATACTGCCATCACCTATGATGTAACTGTTAAATTCAGTGCTGACCGAAGGCCGAAGAAGTTGAAAATCCACGTAGGTACTTATCAGCACCCTTGGATTAGCCACTAATAAAAGATGGGAGTGTTCACTCCCATCTTCATAACAAATGAGGAAAAATTAATGAAAGACATTATTGCAGATATTGTGAAACATACTGCTGGATTGGGATTTATTTCCAATGTGAAGATAACAGGCACCGACAATGAAACTAACTTGGACGCCATGGACAATGACCGCACAGTGATTGTGAAAGGTAAATTGCATGCTGTTGAATCAGATTTTATTGGGGAATTCGGATTGGGCAACTTAGGATTTCTTAGTGGGGTATCCAATCTGTCAAACTACAAGGCAGACGATGCTTCAATTGAAGTTATTCGTAGAGATCACAATAGCACAAGTTCTCCTGATTCCTTATTATTTAAGGATGCTGATGGAAATACAGATAGGTATAGATTTATGAGCAAAGAAATCATAGATCAGCAGCTACAGACTGTGAAATTCAAGGGAGTAGATTGGGATGTTGTATTTGAACCCAGTAAACAAAAGGTAGCAGAACTACAACAAGTATCTAGTATCTATAGTGGGGTGGAACCAAATTTCACAGTGAAGACAGAAAATGGTTCTGTAATTATCACAGTTGGGGCACAGGATGGTAGTTACACTGGCAAACGTACATTTGCAAATGGGGTGACTGGTGAATTGAAAGATGGATATGCATGGCCATTGTCTAATGTATTGTCTGTTCTGAAACTAGGAATGAATGGTGCTTGTATCATGCAAATTTCATCCAAAGGAGCATTAATGATCACGGTTGTATCAGCAGTAGGTCAGTACGACTATATTTTCCCAGCCTTGAGCATCTAGGAGAAAAAGAGTGAGTGATAAAAATCCATGTTTAAACATTGGAATAGTATTCGGCGCATTTGATATGCTGCATGTCGGACACTTGGCACTACTAGAATATGCATGTGATTGGTGTGACCATCTAATTGTGGGATTGCACGTTGATCCGAGTCGTGAGCGAGATTGGAAAAATCCACCAGTGCAGACAATAGTAGAGCGATTCATACAATTGGAGTCTACACGATTTGTTCATGAAATTATTCCTTACGAGACTGAACAAGATTTGGTGGATATCCTCACTCTTTATCGTCCAGATGTTAGATTCCTTGGTAGTGATTATATTGACAAATCATTTACTGGTGAGAAAGAATGCAGAGAGATTGGAATAGAAATAAAGTATGTTCAGCGTGATCATAGATTTAGTTCTAGTCTTTCACGTCAAATGCTAGCAACAAAGAATGTCAAGTTCAAAGAATTGGCACAGACAGGCACGCATCACGACACCACAGTCGGTCATTGGGATACATTTTTCAATGAAGGTCGTGACGCCAACTTAGAGGATACAGAATGAAGTTATTAAATAAAATATGGGCAAAATTGACCATTAAAGACAAAATGCAGCAAGAAAAGAAGTTGGCAACTATCAACAAAGAACCATGGGTGGCTGTCGTCAATGTCGAATTCACTGACCCAGAAGATTCGACTAGTGGGGCATTTGAATTGGATTGGAATGAATTCTTTGTTTCTATGTTGACTGATCAAGGGTATAGTGGACGAACCGACTCTGAAGTAATTGATCAATGGTTTCGTGATGTGTGTCGCGGTGTCATTTCAGAAGATTTCGATCAACAGACATAGGAGATTGTATGATGAATTACATTATAGTTGATACCGCCAATTTATTTTTCAAATCAAAATATTCTACTATTGGTGACATTGATAGTAAAATAGGAATGTCACTGCATATCATGTTCAAAAGTATCGCCAAAGCAGTTCGTGACCATGGTGGCGATGAAACCCCACATGTTGTATTCACTCTAGAGGGCAAAGGTGACCTAAATTGGCGTAAGGCCATGTATAGTCCATACAAAATGAATAGACATGTCGCCAGAGCATTGGCTGAATCTAAAATGTCTAATCGTGAGTTAGAAGAAGAAAAACTTATGTTTGATGCATATGGAGAGTTTAAAGAGTTTCTAACTACCAAAACAAATTGTACAGTATTATATCAAGAATTGGTAGAGGGAGATGATTTTGTTGCAAGATGGATACAGACTCACCCAGATGATAACCATGCGATAATTTCAACTGATACTGACTTCATTCAATTAGTGACTGATAACGTGTGTTTATATGATGGCATGAAAGATATCACATATAGAAAGGATGGTATTTACAATCCAGAAAATCAGCGCCTAGACTTCACTATTGGTGGGAATGCCAAAATAAAAACTGGCGATGTCATCGACGATGATACTCCGCATTCCGAGGGAGATGATTGGATTGAGTGGTATATGTTTATGAAATGCATCCGTGGTGATTCCAGTGATAATGTCTTTTCTGCATATCCTGGTGTCAGAGTAAAGGGAACAAAAAATAAAGTAGGGATAAGAGACGCCTACCTAGATCGGATCAATAAAGGTTATGATTGGAATAATTTCATGCTGCAAACATGGATGGATCACGATGACAAGGAACACACTGTTCTCGAAGACTATGAAAGAAATGTGAATCTAATTGACTTGACAAAACACCCAGATGACATCAAGGAAGCACTGGACGCTACAATTATTGAACGGGTACAAGATGAACCAAAGAGTGGGGTTGGTTTGAAGTTCATGCAATTCTGTGGGGAATATAATCTCCCCAATATAGCGGGCGACATGCAAGCCCATGCCACCTACTTGAACAAGGGTTATAAGTAGTGATAATTGCTGCCATTTATATAAATACTACTATAACTAATAATAGGAGTTTATATAAATGGCACGACCTAAACCAGAGATACTTGTAGAATACACTGACAGTAAAACTTACAAAAGCGAACAAATCCTCAAATCAGTTGCAATCTATGCTGTATTTTTTCAAAACACCCCAATAAATTTACGAAGTCTCAATAGCTTGGTAAATTATCCGGGACCAAAGTATAAAAAAGTTAGTTTCAGTAATTCTGGACATGCGTTTAATCTGGCAGATAGATTGAACAAATTGTTCAAAACCACGGATTTCACAGTAGTGAAATTGACACATGGTGAAACTATTGAAGAATCAGACGATTAAGCAACAAATTGGGGTATATTTATTAAGTAAAGACCCAAAATCAAATGCTGACATCAATGATATTTTTATGGATAGAACTGGATCTTCATTGCGACTAACCGTATATGGCAAGAATCTAATGAATACCCAGTTTGATTCTTACGAATTCTCAATACAACAACATACTAAAATTTCAGTTGGTCGATTAGTTTCTCTATCTAAAGAAATGACCGCTCCTTATTATTTAAAAATTACCAAAGCATCATCCAAGATAATATTATATAGCAAAGACGATGCGATCATTCTGAAATTGAGTGGGGGGTTTGAAAACTGGATAACACAATTTTCTTAAATATATTGACATGATTTGCAAAAGCATTTATAATCTATTCCATAAATTAATCACAGAGAGAAAAACATCATGTCTGACTTCAATCAACGAGTAATACGTCTATCCAAATTGGCAGCATATATTAAACATCATGCAAAAGTTAAACAGCCTGTCATGATTTGGGGGCCACCAGGTGTTGGCAAGTCTGAAGTTGTAGACCAAATCCGCCTAAGTTATCCAGGCAAGACCAAATTGATTGATATGCGTTTATCCCTGTATGAACCTACTGATCTACGTGGATATCCTGTTCCAGATATGGAATCAAAGCAGATGATTTGGTTTCCACCATCTGATCTACCAACTGAACAAGATGCCAAAGAATATGATCACATTGTATTACTACTCGATGAACTGAATGGTGCCATGCCTGCGACCCTCCTATCGGCGTATCAGTTGATTCTCAACCGAAAACTAGGATCATATACACTTCCAGACAATGTCATTGTGGTGGCAGCAGGAAACCGAGAGAGTGACAAGGGGGTTACATATCGTATGCCAAAACCGTTGGCAAACCGATTTGTGCATTATGAAGTAGCAGCAAATTATGACGATTGGTTTGATTGGGCTGTAAATAATAACATTCACCCAGATGTTATTGGATATATCACAGTTAACAAACAATCACTATACACATTCGATCCAAAGAGTGCAGAACGATCATTTGCAACTCCACGATCTTGGACATTTGTTAGTAACTTACTGCACGATTCAGACTATTTGTCAAGTGATGAAATAACAGATATGGTCGCAGGTACTATTGGTGATGGGTTGGCAGTACAATTCAAAGCCCACCGTGCCATCTCAACGAAGTTACCAAATCCATCGCATATTTTGAATGGTACTGTGACTGAATTAAAAACTAAAGAGATCAGTGCAATGTTCACACTGACTACATCAATGGCATATGAACTTAAATCTAAACACGATCAAATGGGTCGTGAAGTGTCAGAAGCAGAATTTCTGCAAATGATGGATAACTGCTTCGGATTTTGGATGAAAAACTTCGAACCAGAAATGATTGTTATGTCAGTGAAGATGCTATTTTCAAAGTATAACGTTAATACAAATATCAACTTACGAAAGATGGCAAATTGGCCTGAATTCATGAAAGGATATGGTGATTTGATCGCATCGGCATAATATACAAATGGGGAGTTTTAACTCCCCATTTTAATGGTGAATGACATGACAAAGAAGAAGAAACCACCCAAAGAATATATACCTCTGGCCAAACAAGAATTGATATTGAAAGGCAGAGCGCGTGTATATGGTCACGAAGAAATTGTTGCTGTGTTTGGAACACATGAGGTATCAGGAGCAGATATTGCGCAATGGAGAGAGCACACATGGGATAAAAACAATATTTTATATATTAAACAATGGGGTGATCGTGGGGATGTCGGCCCATTTGAACAACTGCAAAGAAAGGGCAATATTCGTACATTCGCGAAAGAAATACAAATCCGACCACTATATATCAACATTGAAGATCATGGGTGGGATAATTCAATACCTACAGTATCATCAAACCTGATAACTAAGATAAGTTTTTTCTATCAGGATGATATGGTATTATTTAAACTATTAGCCACATGTGAATACCATACCCCCATTAACAAAAAATTATAAACCAAATATCACTGTACATGATTCAATATTTGGTTTATAATGCCATTATAAATTTTCAATAGGTGTATGAACTATGACCACTATCACTATCAAAACCAAAACCGAAATTACTGATATCTTAATTGCTGCTAGAGTGTCTATGCTATTCAATGCCCCATTTTGGGGACAAATTGCATGTAGATTGATATTAGAAGATGCTAGTGAATGGTGCCCAACAGCCGCAACCGATGGCCGAAAATTCTATTACAATGCACAATGGATTTCTGCTAAAACAACACAGGAATTGGTATTTTTGTTGGGTCATGAGATTGGTCATATCATGTATGAACACTTTTTACGAGTGGGCGACCGTGATAAACGTAGGTGGAACGAAGCAGGTGACTATGTCATCAACAGTATGTTGATTGATCAGAAAGTCGGTCAATTCATACAGACTGGACTATATGATAAACGATTTGATGGTATGACTACAGAACAAGTATATGATATTTTAGAATCCGAAGGCAACGAACCAAGAGAAACTCTGGATGTTCATATTTCTGTAGAAAAAGGTGATGGCGATAATAACGATAATAACGAGTCAATGCCTATGACACCATCTGAACGCCAATCATTATCTGATGAAATCAAGGATATTGTCATACAGGCCGCGCAAGCAGCAGGGTCTGAAAAAGTTCCACCTCAGATTCGTAAGATGCTCCAAGAACTTTTAGAACCTAAAATGGATTGGCCAGAGATTATTCAAACTAGTGTAGAAAGTTCAGTGAAAAATGATTACAGTTGGCAGAAGCGTAATAGAAAAAGTTTCTTTTCTGGTGTATTACTGCCAGGTATGAACAATGATGAAGAAATTGATATATGCATAGCAATTGACACAAGTGGCAGCATTTCAACCAAAATGTTACGAGAGTTTGTATCTGAAATAGCATCTATCATGGATGTGTTTGCTGCATACACACTACGTATTTGGCAATTTGATACAAATACATATGGTTATAAGGAATTTACCCACGATGATGGGAGTGACATTTTAGATTATAAAATTACTGGTGGTGGTGGCACAGACTTCATGTGTAATTGGGAGTTCATGGAAGACCATGATATTGTCCCAGATCAATTCATCGTGTTCACTGATGGTATGCCATATGGCAAATGGGGCATTGAAGAATACTGTGATACTATCTTCTTAATACATGGTGATACGAAGATAACAGCCCCATTTGGAGTCACCGCACACTATGATGCGTGAAAAATTGACATAGTCACGAATCGTGATAAAATTTAACACTAAGTTTGAATAATTAAATGATTTTAATAGGAGAAACACAATGAGTAAAGAAAAATCAGTCGCCACAGGACAGCCGCAAGATGCGGAAATCACAACATCAACACAGGAAGCAGAATCCGAACAACCAAGCCTATCAATCAATGATTTGGCACTTGTTGCTAACATCATTGATCTTGGGCTAAAGCGTGGTGCATTTCATGGACCAGAGGCAAGTCAGGTAGGTTCGATTTATGATAAAGTTTCATCGTTTGTTAAATTTGTAACTGCACAAAATGAAGCGCAACAATCAGCAGAACAAGTTTCAGACTAAAAATTCCATAAGGAGGAATAATGAAAAAACATATAGGTAAAGTAATTAGCACTGGTCGCAAATGCGTTGTAGTGTTCCGAGAAATTTATGATGATACAGGCAAGGTATTAGAAGGAGATCACTGTTTAGTAGTAGAGACAGACTCGTTGTCAGATAATGAGGGCAATGATCTGATGCGCATCACGGACAGTCAGGTAGGACAACAATCAGGTAATTTGTTTGAAGTTTTAAATCGAGAACGGTTCACTGATGGTACTAACGCATTGATTTATCTCGATGCTAAAAAACGATTTAAAAAATATCCTACAAACCAAATCATTATGACTCCAACACCAAACGACACTATTCGATTGGATGTTCTGAACCGTGTCATTGCAATGCAGAAAGCAGGACTGACAGAACAGCAAATTCAAAATGCAATCCAAGATGATAGCGATGGAGCCCCTCGCAAAGAGACAACAGCCCAGATAACTCCTAGCCCGATGCCAGACCTACTTACCGAAGAAGTCGTATCCGATGATACCATCGCGAAAAATCTTCTGGTACAAGCTGAGAGTTTTGAGGCAGAATCTAATCGTCTGCGCGAAGAAGCATATGCACTAGTGCCATCAATGAAACCGAGTAGAGGCCGACCATCCAAAGACAAGGCAGCATTATCTGCTGAAATTTCTGCCAAGGCTAAAAAGAAACAAACTCACTAGGAGGAATAAATGGCCATCAATCGCAGAGATAGGGATTTTTCAAAGATAATCAATGAGGTCGATGTGGTCGATGTCCCAATGCATTACATAAAAAGTATCAAATTTTTCTTTAAGGACGGCACGGCATGTGTGGTTGAAAAAGAACAAATTGATATTGCAGAGAGCATCGAGCAAGTAGTGGATGAAACAGTACCATCAGTAGATGAACTAGCTGACATGCACATTGAGTTGGATTTTGAAGTTATCGAAAATGATGTGACTGGCCAAGTAGCCAATCTATTAGATCGTTCAGATGATGAAGGAAAATCATGAAAGATAATGAAATAAGAAAAGTTATGATTGTTGGGTGTGGGGTAGTCGGGACGACGATCGCAGATAGCATAGATGCTCACGGTCATCGTGTGGCAGTTAGGATAGATCCAAAATTCTTCACTGATACCATTGAAGATCATAGTGATGCACATGCTGCGATTATTTGTCTTCCCACTCCTACATGGTTTGGTGAACAAGATGCCACTTTGATATTTGAAACGGTAATCAGGATTTTAAAATGTAATCCAAAGATGCCAATCATGATTAAAAGCACAGTGCTACCAGACGTACTGTCACTACTACCACCACAGGTTGTTTATTCTCCAGAATTCTTACGTGAAGCGCATGCATTCGAAGATTTTGAAAATCAACCAGTTTTTATTATTGGAACCGACATTGAGGGTAGCGCGGATGTATGGCATGATATATTCTATTATTTACATTGTGATTTTGAATATACGGACAGAGCAACTGCTAGTATGATCAAGTATATGCACAATTCATGGCTAGCGATGAAAGTTGCATTTTTTCACAGTATCAGTAAATTGGACAATATACACCCATCTTTCGATTACAATCGAATGACCAAAATTCTAGGAAAGTTTGATAACATTGGAAAGAGTCATATGGCAATTCCAAATCCAGACAAATTGGGTTATGGTGGAGCATGCTTCCCCAAAGATGTCAATGCATTTACTAACTTT